CTTATCACCGTTACACTTACACCAAAACTTGTCAAATATTTCTTGAATAAGGATGAAATTATTATATTTGTGATATGAAAACAAAGTCGTTTAAAATACTTGATCAATACTTTCTTCGGTTCTACAGGTCTATTATGTCTAAGAACGGAAAGAGAAGGAAACATACGATCGTGGACAAGAATGATATTCTCGAATGTCAGTCGTTGATCTGGAAAGTCATACGTGATAAGTACTTAGATAATGAGGGCGGGGTTTATATAAATAACATCGGTTATCTATGTCATAAGATTAATCCCAACCGTAAGATATATCTGAATAAACTTACCGGGACTATAAACAGGCGTGGGACAGGTGGATATTCTTACGTCCATACGTGTATGGATTTTATGCCGAGGAATAAGTATTTTCATTTATATATCTCTCCAGCATTAAACAAGGAGTGTAGGATGGCTATGGAGTCTGGAAGGAGATATAAGTTCTTGTACCGGGAAGTTGAATCGGAAAGTAAGGTATTTGGAGTTAAATGGGTTTATAAGCTGTAGAAGTTTCTATGATCCAGTTAGCTCGTGAGGGTAGACTGGATTTTTTTTGTATCACGGATTCAAATACATATCTTTGTGCAAAAGACTTGAATATGACAATAAAAGGCTTATTGGCCGAGATCAAGGCCGATTTACATAAATACGACGATAGCGGAGCTATAGACACCTCGTCTGTTTATAGGTGGGCTGAGATAGCTTTAAAAAGGTTTGGGGGTGTTATAGCCGTCATGTCCGAGGCGGTTGTAAAGACCAGCAACAAACAGGCGGTATTACCTTCCGATTTCTTCGACATGCTTGACGCCTATAGGTGTGAGCCTCTTGTCTGTGAGATTCCGGGGGGCGATAAGGCTAAGGCTGACCTCCAACACGAGATCGGCTGGGTCGAGCGCACCGAGCGCGGTTTCCGTTGGAACTCCTGCACCGAGTGCTGTAAGGAGGAGTTTGAGAAGACGATCACGGAGAGGATATATATCGGGTCTCACGAGGTTCGATTTCATTACCATCATCCCGTAAGGCTGTCTATAGGTCGAGGACTGAGGCGTGATTGCGCCGCCGACAAGTATCGGGATAAGTACGATTGGGATAATTATGATATAACTATATCCGGCAATACTATGTATACAGGGTTTGATGGATTTATTTATATCATATATCGTGCTACACCCAAGGATGATGACGGTCTCCCATATATACCTGAAACGGCGTTAGGATACCTTGAGGATTATGTCGAGACGTATATCAAGATGAAGATCTTCGAGAATGCCGCCGTGAATGGCTTGATACAAGGCGCTGGTGACGCTTATAAATTATATGCTCAGCAGGAGCCGGGTAAGTTTGCTAGGGCTATGAAGGAGCTTAAGATGTCGATGATTACCTTGAATGATTATCGGGAGCTGGCTGAGGATAATAGGAGGAGGATGCTGTCTCATGAGCGTATGTGGCCCAACGCTTTTGATAAGTATATTAAACTTATTTAACAAAATACGATGATATGGCTGATTGGATACATTTAGATAAGACAAGTGGTACCGGTCCCGCTGAGGTTAAGGTTACCGCTGATGTTAACGAGACCGGTGAGATACGGGAAGTTACGTTTAAGGTGATTAAAGAAAGCACCAAGGAAGAAAAGACGTTCGTGTGCAGGCAGGAGTCGGTTCCGGTGGTGATCATCCCTGAGTTCGATTTCCTTGTGCTTAGGTATATCTGGGCTGACGAGGACGGCATTGACTTCGACACGGCAACCGGCTTCGACAACACCGGCCTCCCGGACGTGGACGGCAAGCTGGTTGGTTGGAGTAAACAGTACCAGACCACGCAGGAGCGGGTAGGTGATTATCTTATCCACGGTGGTGATAACATGGAATCAGGTAATGAGGCAGCTTTGATCCAGATGGGGCCGTTATTGGATGGCGATAATTACGATAAATTACCTCTTGAGATCAGATGTGGTATATACGGCAACTGGTATGGCGGTCGAGAAAGAGGGAATGTAACTATCAAATTTACAGCTTATAAGGGCGGAACGATGGAGAAACGTGGATATGATTTTGTCAACATAGGAGGTGAGGAGGTTTATACCGGTGATGCCCCTACTAACGTATCCGCTCACGGCGAGGATAATTGGCAAAATATAAAGACCTTGTATTCTAAGGTAGGTACGATGATTTATAACAAGGAGTCTCGTGACTGTATTGTAAGAATAGGTGAGTGATTATTCTTTTTCATAATACAAATATCTATCAGCTCTCTCGTCCGTGAGGATGGGGGAGTTTTTATTTTTTTTAGTCCTTCGCTTATGACATATTTGATCTTTTATTGCACAGAAATAATCTAGCTTTGCCAAAAACTAGTATTATGATTACATTGAATGATGTCAATAACGAACTCCATGTCCGGTTATATATACTGGAGGTGCTTAAGGATTATATAAGAGATGATGATTTCGATGGTCTTGTAGATAAGGCGTTGGATTTTGTCATGGAAGGCGTTTCTATGCCCAAGGCTCCGGCCAAGGATACCACCATGAGTGACATATCAAAGAGCGTTTTGGCCTTGGTAGCGGGTGCTGGATTAGATGAGAGGTTAAGCAAAAGCTCTTTAGAGTTAGCTTACGATAGGTGTAAGATGAGGTACGTATTCGATCCTCGAAATCGGGATATACACGGTGTAGTCGTAGGTTATTCCAATGACTTTAATAGTCTGGTAGCTGTGTGTGATGAGGGATCGAAGAAAGGAGTGGATAAAGGATCTACTGATTTTGTGGATGTCAATGAGAGATACGTGACTAACGGTTTCTTTTACATATCTGTAGAGGATGCCGATAAGCAATCGAACTACATGGGTAAAAATTTGTAATTGTTGTGTTTTTGTACTTTACACGAGCTTTTAAAAGTATTTAGTTCTCCTCCTGACTTGTGAAAGTCTGGAGGATTTTTTATTTTTGTACGATTTGAATGTTTTGCATAATACGTACAGTTTATTAGAATCCGCCACATAAGTGATTATCTGGCGGATTTGCTATATTTGCGAAAAACATAACATCGTGCAAAATAATTCTAATATAGCGGTTCCCGATTCCGGGATGAACAGGGATAAGCATCCACAGGACCTATCCCCGTCTGAGTACAGTTTCGCCTTGAACGCTACCATAGAGGGTGACGATGGGAGTCAGCTTAAGATCCAGAACGAGCCTAGTACCCTTTTATGTAAGCGATTTGATGGCTATAAGGTTATTGGGTATAAGAATGATATAGCTGGTGATAACACTTATTTCTTTCTGGTGAATCCTGATAACAACACCTCTAAGATCACGTTCATGAGGTCATTGGATTATGTCAAGACCGTAGAGGATCAATTAGCGGGATCAGGGAAAGATATTCATCGTATCCTTGGCGAGAGGCTTGAGGAGTCGGATGGTCGTTTCGATGAGATATGTGATTTGATGGAGGTGTTGATAGAGGATGGGACCGATGACCCTTGTCTTAACTTTTCCATTCATCACCCGATCTTTGATATAGAGATCAAGGATGAGAAGTGTGGTAAGGTGATATACTGGACTGATGGATATAACCCCCAGCGATATGTTATGGTTGACAAGGCACTTAATCCGGATGATGATGGTGACTTCTGGTATCATTATCATGGATATAAGACATGTGGGGATGATAAGCCAATAGAGAGGTGTAGGCTGGCTTGCGAGAAGCTACTGGTATTCCCGCTGCTGACGGCCCCGTGCGTGGAGCCTGAGGTCGTGGAGTTCGGGGGAAGCCTGCGTGCCGGGACCTACCAGTTCTGCGTGGCGTTGTGCGATGAGTTCGGGATAGAGAAGACCGGATATTGCTCATTGACCAACCCTATCATGATATTCGATCGTCAGGATATAGTCATTCGTGATGGCTTATGGGGCAAATCAACCAACATGGGTATCCGGCTTACTGTATCCAATATAGATAAGCAGGTATCTCATTATAAGGTAGGTGTTATACAGAACACCGTTGGATATAATGGCGAGCAAAGCCCGGTTCTTGAGTATTTCATAGAAGGTATACATCCGATAACGGAAAGGACCATCTATTACCTTACGGATCAGTATAGCGAGCGTACGACCATGGAGAAGTTATCCAAGGAAATACCGGTATATAAGACAGCCAGAGGCATGACGTCTGTCGGGAATCGTCTTCTTCAATACGGCTTGACCGTGGAGAATGAATGGAATCTTCAACCGGTCGTTAACTTCTTGGGTCATTTCGTTAAATGGCAGACATCTATAGCCACGGAGAATTTGTATAAAGACGGTGTGGCTTGCTCTAAATACGCCTCTTTCATGCGTGACGAGGTATATCCGTTGGGTATAAGATTCTTTACCAATACGGGATACAGGACAGCTAGATTCCCGCTTATCCCTCGTCCGGCCACAAGGGAGGAGATGGAGGTTATCGTTGATGAGGACGGTAACTCTGACGACCTGTCGGCTGCGTCGGTGCTGGAGAACAACCCGCAGTGCGCCGGGAACAGCCGCCGTCATCTTTGGCAGTTTAAGAATACGGCAAAGATCATAAACGACCCGTCTTGGGGATTTGATGGTTTTGGAGGAGAATGCAAGAATCAGCTAGATGTCAAGCAACTCAGATATGTAGAGCAGGAATATGCCACGGTAGGAGAGACCCAATTCGTTATCAACACGATGGGGGAAGATGTTACGGTAGATGATGCTATTGATTATATCGCTGATAATATAGAGAACCTGTGTGATATCATAGAATCTAATGTAGGTATTACTGACGAGTTATGCGCTGCTATATCATTGCCAGAGGATCAAGACGGTATAAAGGCTCCCGATTTCCCTAGTGGATGTGATGATATCGAGAGGATAGAGACCAGGACTATATTGGATAAAAACTCTTTGGTGGATTCTAGGATTGATTTTACATATAAGTTGGCTAGTGATTATACGGAGACAGAGCCTACCACCTTAATACAAAGTAACGCCGAGTCACAAAGGAAATTTTCTGTATTGTGTGATTTCGATAATTACTCCAGTGGAGGTAAGAATATCATAGATCTGGTTCAAGAATGGCTGGATGGTCAGGATGAGGACAAATTCCCGTCTGATATAGATTCTTCCGCCTTGGTCTTGTGTCAGGATATGTCTAATGTCCGGCAGTTATATGATGAGGGTATATGTACTAATGGGTGTTCGGTAGGTGATCCTTACGTGAATCCTACTATTAATGATGTTCAACTACCCACGTTCCAAGGAGGTAGGTCATTGGGTAAATGTACGTTCTTATTCCAAGGCGATGGGTGGGAAGGCAAGAAGCATACCGAGACTATGCTTGATATATTGATGGATTCAATGAAAAAGTACTTCCCTCAATATGAGAGTCAGTTTGGTATTGAGAACGCCATGTGTCTTTTTGGTGATGGTGATAACTCTAAGTTCAATACCGGCATATCTACTGATTGGGAAGATCGTGTGTCTGTGCAGAATGATATTGACGCCAAGACCAATTGGTTCGGTAGAAGCAACTTGACTTATTTCAAGTTCTATCCACATGTATCCTCATACGCCAGATGGGTGGAGTTGGATTACGAAAAATACGTAAGCGGTTTATCCGATCCTGATAACGGTATTATGTATATAGAGATGATGGGTAACTATAATTATCCGATCGGTGACTCATCATCATGCAACAAGGTTCGTATAACATTTTTCTCGGATAAGGAAGGTACCGTGGCTCCTAATCCTTTGGCTAATGATGCCAAGAAAGGTGTTATAGTGAATTACGTGGATCATAAGATATTTATGATGCCAAAGTACTTGTTCTGGAATGATGACAAGACTACTTTCCATAAGATATATGTTTGTATTGAGCCAGCGGTATGTGTGTTCTTCACCGGTTTCGCCATGAGGCAGGACATGAAGGAACTTGCAGGATTCTATACGGCCGGCACCGCCATTTTCCCTGCCCCGTTCTGTTTTGGCATTCGGCCACTGGAGGTGAAATACGTATTCTTCTTTACGAAAGAACTGAAATTAAGGAGATTTGTCACATATGAGGCGAAATGCATCTCATGTGGAGATAAACCCGCTGATTGTGCTCCTAGACCTTATCAGTATGGTGATTTTGGTTATTGGGAATCTATCAATAAGTATCCGGCTAATTTTGAGTTGTATGATTCAAGTAAGATCGGGATATCGTCGGGAGGATCGAAGAGGAAGGATATAATAGATTCTTTGACGAAATACTATGGGTCTCCTAAATCCGTTGAGGGTAAGTCTTACTTCACTGGTAATGGGGATAACGCTGAGTACCCCAATACGTCAACCACATTTTGTCAGAAACCTATACGTCATTACAAGTTCCCGGATAACTCTGTCGCTCCTTTTATGGGTAATCCGTCTCAACTGACCGGTCAATATGGAGTTGACTCCTATATTTATCCTATGGGGGTGATGCTTGATGACGATATCGTTAATGAGTTTCTGGATATAGCGGTAGAGAATGGCCTTATAGATAAGGATAGAAGGGATTCCATAATAGGATATGAGTTGTATAGGGGCGATAGGACATTGGATAAGAGCGTTATCGGTACCGGTCTGGCTTATGATATGTTTAAGTACGATGATCCCGACGGATCGGCTAACCTTTATCCTAATTATCCTTACAATGATTTGTCTGATGATATGTATATCTATAAGGATATTAATCGTGAGAATTTTATAACGCATCCGTTTAACAGGAAGGGTAATATCTGGTATTCATTCTTAAGCCCTGATATTGCCTTCAACAAGCCTGATGCTCCCACTGAGTGCCTTGTTGATGGTTATCAATTAGGTAAATCCTCCGGTATATTCAGGGAGGTGGAGGATCACCCTAAATGGACGATATTAGGAAGTAAGGCTTATAGTATGGCAACGTCATTGGCTACGGTGGAGGCTATGGCTAATTTAATATCCGCTATAGCTGAATATACATATCAATCGGCGTCCCAACAATATGTCGGTGGAGGCGTGTTTTTTTTAGCCAACCCTGTCGGCATAGCGCTGACGGCTATCCGTCTGGCTACAGGTATCGCCAAGGCTACCTCCCAGTCTGTCGTGGATATAGGGAAGTACAGGTATCAGTGGTTAACGGCCTTGATAGATAGGGGACCTAGATGGAATTACGCTTATTATTATACTTCTGTCGCTCATTATAATCTATTTTACCAAAAAACAGGGGCATCAGAGTTGCGTGGATTATCTACGGCTAAGTATATTAAAAGCGGATTGTATCCGGTAACGGATATCTCATCACAAGGGAAAGTAGTAGGCGGTAAGCCTATAGTTGTAAATAATCTCGATCGTGAGCATTCGTTGTTCATGTCATTTGGTATGGATAAGTATATGCTTGAATATCCGGAGTTGGTTTCAAGTTATGATACCAGCCGTATTCAGGATGAGTGTAATATTCGTAACGATGAGGTGGCTGGTATGACGCCTCATTTTATGACACGTGAATCTTTCGTATCCTGCCCCTATATGAGGATAAAGAAATATTCTCCGGCTCAATACGGGCAGATAGAGGATATCAGATGGGTATCGTTAGGTGGTTGCGGGTTGATGGATGAGGGTAAGCGTAAACCTGTTTTTGGAGGTGATGTGTTTATATCCAGATTCTCGCTTAAAAGAAAAATGCCTATGTTTTACTTGACCCAGTTTGGTCAGGGAGATATGATACCATTCCCTTACTATGACTATAGGAATATCGGGTATCCACGTTATTTTGTTAATTATGATACCGGGGAGGATTATCTTAATAAGACTGACACGGATACTGGATCGCTATATTCGTTCCCTAGCCGTAAGAGTGCTTATGAGATGGCTTGCAAGACCGGGGATATGTATCTTAGTGGTCGTTTCTTTCTGTATTTTTACGGCATACCTCAGTTTCTAGTGGAGTCTGAGATTAATTGTAATTTCCGTATAGCTGGGCCTGAGCCTTATGAGGGTTTCTATCCAGAAGTAGGGGATTATATATCATGGACCCAAGAGCGTAATGTCCCTATATCAAGGGATAATGTGTTTAAGATGAGTCCTGTGTACAAGAATCGTTTTACGCTAGGCGGAAGGTCATTACCAGAGACGTATGATAGCAATTTTTGGGACTGCGCCTACCAAAGACCCAACGGCGTCATATGGAGCACCGCCGACGTTTCGGAGAACGGCATGACCGATCCTTGGCTGTCGTACAAGCCTATGGATTACCATGAGTTCAAGACCTCATTTGGGAAACTCATAAGCATGAAGGGGATAGAGTCGGATCAGATATTAGCCCGCTTCGAGAATCAGGTAGGGTTGTACAACGCTATAGACGTGTTGGCGGAGAGAATATCCCCGGAGAATAGTGAGCTAGGGACAGGTGGGCTTTTCGCGTCTCGTGGAATTGAGTATAATAACACGACGTTAGGATATTCCGGGACCCAGAGCCGGGATATGATCAGTTGTGAATTTGGGCATTTTTGGGTCGATTTAAGGCGTGGTCAGGTGTTTAAGGTAGATTCTAACGGCAGGAATCTTACGGAGGTCACACCGGGGCTTAGAAACTGGTTTAAGGAGCATCTTCAGATGAAGATCATCCGTAGCCGGATATATAACGCTGATACGGACGCTGAGTTGTCTTATTATGATATCGATAACAAGTTCTTTGGTATAGGGCTATCCATGGGCTGGGATAATAGGTTCAAGAGGGTATTGATAACCAAGAAGGATTATATACCGGTAGGGAATCCAAGCGAGTACCAATTCCGTGGCGGCCGGTTCTACAGGAACGGGCAGGCGGTGGAGCTACAGGACGCCAGCCATTTCACGGACGTCTCGTTCACCGTTGGATATAACTGCCTGAAGGGTGAGTGGAAATCATATTTGTCCTACACCCCTGACTATTATATCGAGCACCAGCATTATTTCCAGTCTGGAAAGAACTACTCAAGTGAAAGTCGGGAGATAGGGTTATGGTCTCATGGATTGACCAACCAATCGTATCAAGTATTTTACGGTAAGCTATATCCGTTCGTTATAGAGGTGCCAGTACGTGAGCAGTATGTGAATAAGATCCTCACGAACTACCAATATAGGATGGATGCCAGAAGGTATCAGGATGAGGTTAATTACCAAATTCTTAGGACTACCGGATTCAATAAAGCATGGTTTTATAACGATACCAACAACAGTGGTGAGCTTCGGATGGTTATCGCTGACAAGAACGATATGAGCCAGCGGTTAAGGTATCCTGTAACCAATGACGATAGCCGTGAGATACTGGTGACGGAGGTTGATCAGAAGATAAATATAAATGACTATTTTAACGAGGTCAAAGACGATACTAATAACCTCCCGGTATGGATCAAGGATGTGAATGACATTGACCGGAAGATCGATCCTAGGGCTGTCGATTATCATCGGAGGTGGCGTGATCGTCTTCGTGGCGATTGGTTCTTGGCTAGGTTCGTGAATGACATTGAGAGCCGGTTCAAGATGATAGTACGTTGGTTTAGCAGCGATGAGAAAGTTTATTGAGGTGATTATATACCTTTAAATATTTGATGTTATGGCAGCAGGGAAAACTAGCAGTAAAAAGAAGGGCAAATGCCCGAAATCAGGATGTATCAAGAAAGTAGGGAGTGATTGGCGAGTGGTCAGTAACAAGACCGGTAAATTATGGCCGGCTAAGTACAAGTCTAAGGAGAAAGCTAAAGGAGCCTTGGCTGCTTATCACATGCATTAGCGTATAAACGGGTACATGATTTATTATGTGCCCGTTTCGTGTTTTTAGGCTTATGAGATTATAGTTATCTTTGTGAAAAATGTAGTATATGTCTAAGAAGAATAAACCGGAGGAAATCCCATCGTGGATAAAGGATTTATATAAGGAGGATCTTGATCGTGTCGTAAGAGGCGAGCGTCCTATGTATTTCAGGGGTATGGATGATAGTCCTTTGAGAAACGTGTCCCCGGAGTTTGATATCCTTAGCGGAGGAGCCGCAGTTAAAGGCATGAATGGGATAAGAGGTGCGTTGTCCCCGTTGAATAATGGCATGGGTAATTATAATTTCAGTATCAGGGGTATAAATAAGAAGATAGGTGAGTTGGTTGATGAGGCGGGGCTATATTTACCTGAGAAATTAAGACCTATATATCGGACTGTGGTGGATGCTATGTCGAGTTCCAAGGATAAGGGGTTGGGTCATATCACGCAGCCGTTGGCCAACGCCCTGTACCCAGCGGACGAGCGACGGGACCGGCGTCTGGAAGGGGAGCATCCCGTTGGTTATGTGGATGCCATAGACGGCATATGGCCTAGGAAGAAATATGGGCTATGGGGAGAAAAAATTGAGAGGAAGCAAGATGGAGGAGAAACAAGAGAGTCTGTTCTTGATAGACCTAGATTCGGGAGCAGGGTATTGGATAATTACGTAGCTTCTGCTCACCCGGTTTTGTCAATAATATATGATATCGCTAATTCAAGGTATACTGATGGCCCTACTCGCATAAATAAAGCTGCGTATTCATCAATAGATCCTATGGGGAAGAATCCGGAATGGTATGAGTATCCTGTTCATTTTATGAAGATGTTCGGGAAATATATATCTGGTGATTTTAATAACAAGTTATATGGCGATAGTGATAATGATGATTTAGGCACAAGAACTAGTGATGAGGCTTGGGCTAAATACAATAAACTCCCTTACGATGAGTCTGTATTGATAGATAATGGTGATGGTACGTATAGTATACGAAAGGAATTATCTAATAGGATGATACCTGATTCGTCTATCGTAAGGAATAGGATTGATGTGAATAGGAGTCTGTTTGATAAGGAAACTAAGGAATACAATGAAGGACTTATAAAAGCTTTAAGTGATGCCGATCCAGAGGAGTATGAGAGGATTCAGAGGGAATATAAGGATCTGAAAAGGGTAAGAGAGGGTGCCATATCAGCGGACGAGATGAATATAAAAGGGTTGAGGTCTCTTTATGATAAGGGGTATGGTGTCGTGAATGAGTATAATTATAGGGATCGTAGACTTGATAAGAACGAGACGGGTCCTCATAGTGTACTTGGTGATTATACGATATATCGTGACAAGGATATGGGCGGATACAGATATAGGGATGTATATGATTTCAATCCCGCTGTCCAGTTTCTTTTGAATGGGGATGTATTTAAGATAGATGGTAGTATTGATAAAAAGGATAGAGGAGGTTCGGTAAATACAGGGAGGGCTTATGGTTCTGGCAAGTATGTAATTGATCCTCGTAGATCAGAGGATAGTAAGATGGCTGTATATGACGAGATATGGGATTATCTGACCGACAAGAAGGGAATACCACAAACGCAAGCTATCGGTATCCTGTCGAACATCGCCGCCGAGTCCGGAGGGGACACCGAAGCCCTAGGAGCCGCCGGTGATTTTGGCATCCAACAATGGCTTGGACCGAGGAAGAAGGAGCTACAGCGCAGGTATGGGAAGAAACCGACATTAACCCAACAACTGGATTATCTCGTGGATGAGTATCAAGGCAAGGTTCCGGGGTTAGGTTGGAACTACATCAATCAAGGAAAGTTCTTTGACAAGGACGCTCAAGGCAATGTTTATAATTACTATATGTATTCGAAGGCTGATTTTGATAACGCCACGAATTATAAGGACGCTACCGTGGCATGGAATCAAGGATACGGAAGACCCCTTGGATCGACATTAAGAAACGAGAAGCGGTTTGAGTTCGCCGATATGTTCTCCAACAGATACGGTGTCCCGGAGAACGAGCCAATGAGATACGAGTTCGGGCAGCGGGATTCTGGTACGGGGGACGGAGGTCAGCAGCCTATCCCTGAGACGGTAGCCCCTGCCGATCCTTCTTTGGCTTCTCGTCCTGCCATGGATAGCTGGTGGGAGAAGGAGGGTCAAGATCTGTTATATAAGATGCTAGCTCAATCCGGCGCTAACAAGAAAGCTATAGAGGACATCGCTAATAATATTAAGAATGATCCTCAATCAGAGGCGCAGATAGCGGAGGCCGAGCGTATGCGTAAGGAACAGGCGAAAAGGCAGTTGGTGCTTAACATGATACCGGGGTTGATGCTGAATATAAAGGGTATGAGCAGAACCCAGAATTAATGCTATATTTGTGAAGTAATTAAACGTTTTTGATATGAAAAGATTGTTGTTTTTATTTGCTATGTTATTGACGCCATTCGCTTTGATGGCGCAAGAGGTAATCCCATCAGAAGGGTCTATTACTATTGATCTGACTACCTTTACCGGCATTATGTCTTTCGTTACGATGTCAGCTACTCAGCTAGCTAAGGTGGTGCCGTATATCGACACCCACAAGTGGGCTAAGATCCTATCGGCTGTAGTTATCGGCATGCTGGTATGTATCCTGGCTTGGTTTCTTCAGGTATCCCCGTTGTTAGTAGGGAGTGAATGGTGGGAAGCTCTGTTGTATGGGGTGGCTGTCGGGCTTAGCGCTGCTGGCTTCTATGACCTAGTGAAAGCAATAGGTTCGTTATTTGTAAAAAGGATCTAGTTACTGTAACTATCTTGCGATGAATTAAAATTACAAGGTATTATTATCTGTAATATAGTTAATTATATTTTGTAATTATATTAGTATTATTTATATTGTGCGCCTATCTACTCATCACGAGCGGATAGGCGCATTTATTAATTTAAAACGTTTGGTAAAGTTATGAAAAGTAATTTGATTTTGTCATCAGAGAGTAGGGAATTGTTAGGTAGAAACATTTCTGTTATGTCCAAGGACGGATTTGTATGCATAACTGAAGTAATGGAGGCGTTGAACGAGAAACGCAAGTCTATTGGGCTGGAGGCGAGAAGACTCGACCACCTGTTTGCTACTAATGGATTTCAGGAGAAAATGAAATCTCTAGTTAAAGAGCTAAGTGCCAACAATATATGTACAGTAATGAAAAGTACTGTACAAAAAGAGGTATTGAAAATAGGTAAGATGACGGATCTTAAAAAATACGGTATGGCTTATCGCAAGGGAAAAGGAGAGGGGCAAAAATGGTATATTAATCCATATTTCTTTGTCATGATAGCCTTGGAGTTGGATCCGGAGATATACGCCAAGGTGATAATATGGTTGCATGATGGATTCATAGAGGACAGGAATGCCGCTGGCGAGGCTTATATCAAGATGAGTTCGGCCGTCGCCAGGTTGGTTAGCGACAAGAGTCAGTTGTCTGATAAGATATCAAGGGTAGCTAAGGCTATTAATTTTATCGTCTTTAACAAGCATGAGAGTGGGATAAGGAATACGGCTACAAAGAATCAGTTAAACGACATAGTAGCTGTAGAGAATGTTATCGCCGGGGTTATAGATGGTGGTTTTATAGATACTTATGATAAACTTATAGATTATCTTGGTCATGAGTGGAAAAAGAAATGGGGTAATCCTGTTATGTCTTTAAAGGATTAGTATTAAAGAGACTCATCATTGTCAAATGGTGAGTCTGTATTTTTTTTAAACTATCTTTGTATCAGAACGAAATAATTTGATATATGGGAAAGTATGTAATTAAAAGGAAGATACCTAAATATCAAGATGCTGGGGAGGTTGATCCTATCATGCCTGGTGATGTTGTTGGTCTTCAGGGTCTTGGAGTGGAACCTCTGGTTTCGTCTACCCAGATAGGATTTGATATTCAGCAGCCTGATATTAATACCATTGATACAAGTGATTTGAACGCTATCGTTGACAGCAATAAGAAGGTTGACAAGTCTGGCAGTACGGATGTTTTTGACTTTACCACCATACCTTATTATGGCGCTGATGATATAGGATCTAGGTTTACCCAGATGGGTCGTGGTATAGGGCGTATGAGAAGCAAGGGATACGGTGATTTATCCACCGGGGCTAAGACAGCTAATGTCGTGGGTACTGTAATGTCAGGCATCGGCGGTGTCTTAGGGTTGGCAAGGAACGTATTCTCAGGGATGGCGTCAGAGCAAGGCACTCGTACTAATATCAGGTTAGCTCAAGAGCGAGAGGCTAGGCAGAGACGGCAATCCCAGATGCGGTATAAGGATGGAGGTGGTGTTTATCTAGGGCCTAATAATAGATTCGATAGCGGAAGCCTTACCGGAGAGTATTTATATCCGTTACCTAAGTCGATGGAAGATCAAGCCAATGTAGAGGTCGAGAAGGGCGAGTACGTGACGCAGCCCGGAGAGGCGCCGATGGAGGCTATGGGGCAGAAGCACGCCGATGATGGAACCCCCGTTTCCTTGGAGCAGGGAACGAAGGTTATTACCGACGACACAACCATAGAGCCGGATTTCGCTAAATACATCAGAGATACGTATGGGATCAAAGCCACGCCTAAGGATACGTATGCTACGTTAATGGACAGGTATAAGGCTAAGATCGGTCTTAAATCGGCTTACGATGACCAGAAGAAGGCATTGGAGAAGCTGGAGAAAAATAATAAGATAGATGATGAGAATACAAGGCGTTTGAACGCCTCCGTATTATCCAAGGCTATAAATGATAGCAACGATATCGTTAATGGATTAGAGGGAAGATTTACGGACTTCGCTAACGTTATATACAAGGAGCAGGAAGACCGGAAGATGAAGAAGGATGAGGATACGTATTTCGCTAAGGGTGGTGAAATAGATAACATCATATCCAGATCCATGAAAGAATACGGTCTTACGGAGGAGGATGTAGCTGAGGCTAAGAAAGAGCTGCTTAAGAAAGTGGCTGGTATTCGCCAGAAGATGGAGATAGGAGGCACGTCTTTGTTCGGTCGTAAATTAACTTTCCGCCCGATCGAGAATAGGTTCAACAATGATCCTAACTATTTCGGTTATCAACGCCAAGGAACTGATGGCTCTTATGGAGGTGTTAATACGGATGAGAGGTTGAATTATTATAAGACATTCAATCCGGTCGCTTACGATGCTTATATGGGAGCTTCAGAGGGCGCTAGGGCTAGGGCGTTGCAAGACGCTATCTACGGTCAGACAAGTAGCTGGATGGGCTTGGCTACGGCTGAGAACCCGATCATCGCCAACGCCGAGGCGCTTCGGGATTACACGACGCTCGTTTCCTTTGGCGGTGAGGATAGTCAAGGTAATTACCCGGAAGACAAGAAAGCCGCATATCATGATAGGATGAGAGACAATAAATTAGGTTTGTTTACCACATCTCGCCCTATGATCGGTCTAGACGTTGTTACAGAGGAACAGCATAAGGCTCTTAACGATGCTGGTATCACCCATTTTAGCCAACTATTCTCTGACAAGAACAAGGATGTCGTTAATAAGATACTTGGCGAGGATATGCTTAAGATGCAGGCATTGAGATCCATGAAAGGAATGGAAGGTCTTGATTTTATACTTGACCCTCATAAGGTGGCTCCAGGTCCTATGGATATAGGTGATGTGGAGGAACCTGATGTTAAACTGGATATGCCTGAGCTGATTGATCCCAATACACTCCCTAAGACCAATACAAATGCCGGTAAGTCGAACAGCGGCAATGGAGGCAGGAATATAGTGGGTGGCGGTCTTGACTTCCCCGAGGTATTTAGGATGACCCCGGGAGCCGTGACAACGGAAGGTCTGGAAAGGCATTACGCTCCTACCGTGGATCCGGTGTTGAGATCGGCTGATCAGTATATGGTTGAGACCAATCGTGCTTTCCAATCACAATTGGATCAGATGGGTAATGTCCCGGATTCCCAGAGAGGGGCTTTATCATCCAACTTACAGGCTATCATGAGTTCCAATATAGGTAGATACATTAATGAGGTAGAACAAGGGAACGTGGCTCAAAGGGCTTGGGCTGATAATGTAAACGCCCGTACTTGGGCTGATACGTATGATAAGAATATAGCCCAACGTCAAGCTTACCAGCAACGGATATTGCAGGGATTGGCTATAAATGACGAGAACTGGGCTAGGTATTTCGATAGCGTAAATGACGAGATCCAGCAGAAGTGGAATACGGCTACGACCATGAATACATTAAGATCTATATTTGGGGATGCAAAGATTGGTCCAAATGGACAATTAATCGTTGATCCTCAAGGAGATATATTAAGTTACAGGATATTATATCCTGCTCAGGAAGTAACTAAAGGCAAGAAAGGATAAAGGATGGCTTCACAATATAGTATATTAAGGAATTACGGCAAGTACGTATCACCCTACAACATGGATGTCATGATGCAGGGTATGGGATACATGCAGCAGAAGATAGATACCAATCGGCAGGCTATAAACGAGTATGCTGATTATATTATCAATTCTGACATTATAAAACCTCAGGATAGGGAATATCTTCAGAATAGGTTAAATGGGCTGATACAGGACGTGAATAACGTGTATCGTAAATCCAATCTAGCTTCTGATGGTATAGCTAGAAGCATACAAGCCCGTCTTGGAGAGGCTTTAGATACCCGTGTATTGAACGCTATCGCCGGTACTAGGGAGTATAGGTCTTTCTCTCAGAAGATCGAAGATATGAAGCTTAATAATCCTAAGCAATATAGTGCCATAAATGAGGCTGTGGCCTTAATGCCGTTTTATGAATGGGTTAATGATGGTCAGGTTGGTACAAGGATGAATCCTATTCATTACACTCCTTATACGGATTACAATGAGGAGATGAATAAGATGATGAAGGATTTCGTCAGTCTTAATAAGGGAAAGAAGTTTTCTGTTCCTGAGGTAGTGGATGGCAAGCCTACTGGTAGGATGAGAGATATTACTGTTGATGAGATGAGTCGATCTCAGATTAGAGCGATAGCCGCTAGATCTATATCCCAGAACGCTAAGGCTCAGATGCAGATAGAGGGTCAGTATTTGGCTGCCACTAATCCCGGTATGTTTAGTGGCATGACTACTGATCAGTTCGTTAATAAATATGTTTCCGGTTTTGACGCTGAGGAGAGCGCACTCTTAGCCAAACTCAAAGGGGCCGAGGCCAGCCCTTCCGCTAAGGCGGCTATTGAGGCGTCACTACAGGAGGTCCGGGAACAGCGCCGTGCGTTAGTGGAGGAGGCTACTTCCTTTATTGGCAATAATATGAACCCGGCTAGAGCGGGGGAGTTTATTGTACGTAATGAATTTCTTGATGGTGTATCCGCTAGATGGTCGTATAACAATTCATCTGAGAACTACATCGCTGATGATTATTACTTTAAGATGAGAGATCTTGATTTCAAGGAGAGAGAGTTCTCGTGGAGGCAGAAATCAAAGGAGATAGATCAGAATCTTAAGCTTAGGGAAGTAATGTCCAAGGAAGCTGGTAATAGCTCTAATATCCCTACAGGTGTTATGATTGAGCTGGAAAAGGTTCAGCCTAATGTTACTCCTGAGAATATATTTGACAATCAATATATTCAGAATGAGAATAATATATCGACAGGTGAGAAGGATTTAATATCATCCATAAATCCTGTTGATCTACGAGGCATAGAGAACGATATACAAAACAATCCTTCTATATATCATGGTGGTGTTAATAGCGAGAATATTATGGCATGGATCACTAATAATGGCGGTGCGTCAAGTTCTGTATTATCATCAACCCCAAATATGGTGAATAAATATGAGGCTCTTATGGCAGCGAATGATAATAGGAATAGGTATGGTAAGATCATGGATGAGGAAGTTGATTATCTTACAAATGCCTTTGATGTCGCTACGGAAAATATCCTTAATGATGCTGTAAGGGATCAGTACTATGTTACTGGAGGTATTGATACATATACTGACAATGGTATGGTTAATGCGAGGGATGTTGGTAAGAATGGAGCTATTATTGGAGGGAAAGAGTATTCACCAGAAGATGCTTTAAAGGTTTCCGCTATAGCTGGATTGATAAGCGAGAACATCAACTATGCGGATAGATCTATAGCTAATACGGAGCTGATGAGATCTTATATAAATTTGTTAAATAGATATTCAGGAGAAAATTTCACTCTGGAGGATATAAATGATATAGCTAAAACTTATAGTCGTGTAGACAATCCGGTAATGAATAGCGATAATGTCGATATGACTAGTAGGGATAAAATGATCAAGATCTTAGGTAAGAATATGTCTAGAGCTGACGGCCCTACGCTTAGAAGAGAATGGTCTTCATCTAATATAGGTCGTAATATAGCTAAGGCTATTCAGGATTCTAAAATGGTCTATGAAAGAAGATATGACGAGTTTGCTCCAAGATCATGGTCGTTCTCTAATTCTACCAATGCCTCTAAAGAAGATAGGCGTATGCATGCTAAATTAGAGAGTCTGCTTTTGTCAAGAGCTGGTTTCTTGAATAAGGATAAAGATCGCAGGCTTAATAATTACATATTGTATGCTCGTCCTACGGATAATCCCAATACATTTGATTTGGTAGCTATGGCTGGCGGGAAAAATATCGCTACGGTTCAAGTTACTAAAGAGGAATTAGATAGTATGGGGTATAGTTTGTACGAAAGGGAAAGGAATGTAAGATCTGAAGATTACGAATCTAAGATCATCCCTGTATCTTTTTCTGCCACGACCAATAGGCCTTATCAGAAATGGGCGCAAGCTAATTCACTTGGCGCTTTCGCCACTATCGAGAATGCGGCTGAGGAGGCTTCTAGGATGGTTGATAAGTACAATATTCAGAACAATGAACTAGCTACATCCGAGCTTAATAAAAGAGCTATTAGGATTATTAATACGGTTTTAAGAAATTACAAATCGTATGATGTTAAAGCCAAGGGCTTTCCTGGAGGTGTTGAGGTTGGCGTCTATTTTCACGGGCAGGCTAGGACCGGGACACCTCTAAAGGTGTTGGAATATAATACTGATTATGCTGATAATATCATGAAGATTATAAATATGTGTCCTCAGATGTATCTTACCCAAGCCGTGGTTGAGGCTATCAATAAAGACGTTATTGTTAAGGGTAGAGATATTAATGAGCAGCACTCTGATCTTAGCAATATTCTTTCGGTGTTGGATAAAGAGACTATGGATAAAATAGATGGAAAAAATGAGCAATAATAATAACGATATAGGGAATGTGATGAAGAGTCAGGGATATTATGTCCCTACTCCATCAATTCCATCTCCCATGCCTTCTAAGGATAATATTTCTTCTATCCCTATACCTGTTGGCATGCGCGGTTCATCGGATATGGATAATGATGTTTTGTCTAGAGAGGGAAGCAGGAGTATTCCATCATTAGTAGAGGGTATAAAAAATTCCGTAGAGACATCTTATCATGATGATGTAAAAGCAAGGAATCCGCTTTTTCAGATGATAAACGAGACGGGTATTCCTAAGGGTAATTATGATATAACTGGAAGTAGGATCAACCTTCGTGATTCAAGGTATAGGCTGTCAACAGGTGAATGGATTCCAAAATACGAGAGTTATATCAATAATGTGGATAATGATGATCGTCTATCGAGAAGTCAAAGTGGTTGGGAGAAAACTTATAGAGGATTAGGTAAGTTTATTTATAAGTCTGCTTTGTATGGAATAGGTGGAGTAGGTCAGTCTGTTTATGGATTAAAGGAGCTTGTTACAAAAGGGACGTTATCAGCTATGTATGATAACAGTTTTGCCAGATGGTTGGATGATATGGATAAGCGTGGTGATTATACGCTTAATCATTATTACAGTAAGGAGGAGCGAGATGCTGGATTTCTTAAAAGTATGTTTACAACCAATTTTTGGACAAATGATCTTTTGTCAGGAGCTGCATTTACGGCTGGAGCCGTTTTGTCATCTTACGCCTTCGCCGGAGCTGGTCTTATGAATGCCGCTCGTATGGGGGCTAGAATAGGTGCTACGATTGCCGGTATGGGGAAGGCTGTTTCTGCTACAAAGACCGGGTTTAATGCTATGCTAAGAGCTGCCCGCATAGGACGAGGCATAGGTAAGGGGCTGGACAACCTGACCTTTATCGGTACGTCAACGCTTTGGGAGGCTTCGGTAGAGTCAAGGAGTGGGTTGATGGAATCTGAGGAAAACTTCAAGCAGGCTTACAGGAATGCCTATGGTAGAGAAGCCTCATATGAGGAACTCATGAAGTTCAGAGCTGATAATGCTGATGCCGCTAACGCTATATTCGCTGTCAATATCGGTATCCTTACGTTATCCAATATAGCTATGTTCGGTGATATGTTTGGCATGGATCTGGGCGTTGATAAGTTCATAAAACGAAATATATTTGGTGTAGGAGCCGAGAGGATGGATAATGGAACATTGAGGATCATAACGCCTAAGAAATGGCAGAAAATAGCCGGGAATACGTTCAATATTATCAAACGTCCGGTATCTGAGGGTCTGTATGAGGAAGGTCTTCAGGGAGTGGCTAGTAAATCCGCCGAGGATTGGGTAGAATCAAGATACAATCCTATGGCTATTCGTCAGAATATAGGCTATATGGAGGCTATAAAGAACGGGTTCAAGGAGACTTACGGATCTAATCAGGGATGGAAGGAAATCGGCATCGGTATGATTATTGGATCGTTTATGGGAGTAAAAACTATTGGTGGTATAAAGGAATGGAGCCAAGACATGTCCCGGAACAAGGGGATGGTGGAGGCTTACAACACCAATGCCGGCGCCTTGACTACCGCCGCTATCCGTGCTATTCGTGGCAGCATGGCCCTGAACGCTCAATTATCAGGCTTGAGTACGGATAATAACGCTGACGATATACCTAATTCTAGAATCGTAGATAAGACTTTTAGTGACGCCGTATTCAACCGTCTTCGTTATGATCAGGAAATGGGGATGTTAGATGATACCAAGGAGAATTTCAAGACAGTCATCGAGTCTATACCTAATAGCGATATAGCCTCTGATATGAATATGACAGATGAGCAGGTAAATGAGTATAAGTCCAATCTTGTTGGCGAGTTCAATAAGAAGGTTGATAATTTTACTATGGCTAGTAGATTTGCCGACTCCCTTACCGATGGTATATCCAATAGATCATTTAACACCTACATCTCTAACATGGCTTATAACGGTCTTGAGGCTAAGGATAATTTGGATGATATCGCTAATCAGTTAGGAAGGATATACAATACGGATATAGGCCCCGCTTTAGATATATATTCTCGTCTTAATCCTGATTCGAGTAGGGATCTTAAGAAACTCAGGAAGCTTACAGATGATATACAGAAGATGGAGAAGAATGTTTTGAAGCTTCAGCAGAGTATCACGCCTAAAGAAGCTCTTGAGTCTGATAAGGTCAAGTTAGCCAAGGAGAATGATAGACTTCTTAAATTGACGGAGGATAGAATTGCTTTGGAGAGGAGATTAGCTACGTTAGTTAACTCAGAGACAGATATATCTAAGCTGTTATTAAACAGGAATGAATCAAGGATCAGTGCCGCCGATCTTATGTCGGCTTATGAGACTATAGTTGGTTTTGAGAATGCTGTATCTATCCGTGGGGTTGATAATTATAAAGAGGCTATGGCGTTACTTAGCGAGTATCGTCATAATCTTTTGGCTTATAAGAATATAAATGAGTCCCTTCGCCGTATGCGTGATAGGAGATTCATACGGTCGCAGGAACGTGGGTTCATGAAGGTTTTGTCAAACATATGGGGAAAGACTTATGAGGAGGATGATAGTAAATATGATTTCAGGAATACCGATGATCCTGATGCCAACTCCCTTTATGCCAATGATCAGGCCATAGATAAGGCTTATCAAGATGGTCTTATAGGAGAGGACGAGGCATTTATGTTCAAGACCTATAATCATATGATCGCCAGATCTATGGAGAATGATATCAAGGCTGATGAGGGCGGTATCGTTGAGAATGTACCTGATAATGAGGATATCATAAATCCTTCTGATGATAGAATCAATAATATAGCTATAAAGATATGGAACGGTAATGAGGATATCTTATCTCCTAGGGAGAGGCAGATATATGATAATAACAAGGATCGTATCAATGATCTTGTAAATGGGTTTGGCGATAATCCTATAGCTAGGCTTAATAAGATTAGGTCAATGATAGATAGGTTAAATACCAACGATAACGTCTTAAATAACATCAGGGATACTATTGATGATATCATAGATATGAACATTAATGGTCTTGATCAGGATCAGGTTAAGGAGGCTATACAGACTTATAATGATCTTATGAATGATATTGACAACGGGAATGAAGTTGATCAGGATAAACTTAATGAGGCTATTGATATTATCAATAACTATTCTGATGAACCTCTTCTCCAGTTCGTGGAATGGATGAGGCTGTATGATAATGGAAGTATGGTTGTCAAGGATTACGATAAGTCTATACCTATGGGTGATGTTCTCACGGAGAGCGAACCCGGAACATCCACCGGCAGGACGGAGGCCAATGCCGCCCAGAATCCGGTAGTGTTGATGGCCCAGAAGAGAGAGATTGGCGGAGTCATGTATTATGAGGTAGGAGGGATGAGACTTGACAGGTTTATGGACAGTCTTGGGCTTAAAAGATCTGATGCCACTGATACTGATAATGGAAGGGTGATGGATTTCACCAACGGAACCGACATATTTACTGTTATAGAGTCAGATAACCACTCAAGATGGATGATTAGCGAGGATGACGCTCAGGCTTTCGAGAACGCTACCGGTGTCATATTGGGGCGGCAAACCGCCTTGTCGACCTCCATCTGGTTCATGGTGTATCGCAAGGGGCAGGATGGATCTATTGTCCCTTATTATACGGGTGATACGTTTGGATCTAACAACGAGTCGGTGAATCAGGAAGCCGTAGCTAATCTCCGTAAGGATAATATCGTAAGGTTTAAGATGGATATGTCAGATCCATATACCAAGGAATTGTATGATAAATACAATAGCCTTAACGCCGTTGACCCTAATTCTGATGAGACTAAGTCGGCTTACCGAGAGCTGGTTGATAATATGGTTATTAAGATCGTGGATAGCGACGGCAATTTCGTCTCGGTACTGAAAGCCAATGACCCGGATTCAAAAGGAAGTAACGCTGATTTAAGGAGTATGGCCTTTGAGTTGTATAGGGATAATGTAGGATCTGTCGCTGGCGAGATTGATATACCGTTCGTAGGCACAGTCACCAGTGTTTTGCCGGGAAGACCTAATTTTAGCGTAAGTGATGATAATGGGACGTTGATGGTATCCGAGAATGACTTTACCAGCGAGACGGTCGACAAGGTAGAGAGCGTAGGATATATAGAGAACGGGGTGGTTACGATGAGGGATGATATTAAGTATAATATATTCCCGTTCTGTACGGCTATCGTCAGGGACAAGTATGGTGATTATAAAAATTCACGTATCCCGGTCGTAGCTATAAAGACAGGAAATGGAAGAAATTACCTGTACCCCGTAAGATTGAAAAATCAGGATATATCGTCATTCTCATCCATGATCGGATCGATGGCTGATAGGATTACGGAGGGTCTAGGCGGAGGCGTAAGTATTGATGATATAATGGATCTTAATAACGCTATAGCCAGATCCGGTTTGGATAATAAGACGCATATGATCCCGCTGGCGGGAGACGTGGATGTTATCAAGAACCGGCTTGAAGCTGTCAAGGAAGCGGCTAGCAGGATGCCTATGACCGCTGACGTAAGAGGATGGATAGGTGATTCTAGGACTAAGGATGATATTTTGATGAATGATGTTACGATCAATATCGATCTTAACAACGATCCTTTCATAGCTCCTAAGTTTAGGATGAGTATCAAGGAGAACAAGGTATCCAAGGAGGAGACGGAAGTCTCGTTCCCTAACCTGCCGGATCTGCCATCGGAGTTTGCCTCGCCTACGAAGGCTGCCGAGGACAAGTCTTTGGTTTCCGACGGTAACGTAGTATCCGGAGAAAATGAGGCGGAAAATCCTTGCTAAATAAAATATCTTGACTTATCTTTGCGGCGTCAGTCCATCACCTGACGAGTAAGATATTTAAAAGTTGGTCCCTGTCGGGTGTGTGATGGCCCCGGTGGGGACTCTTTATATTATGCAATTAGATGCCTTTTTACATCGGAAGATCATGCAAGACCTACGCATCCAGCGAGTAAAGGTCTTGCATGATGCTATACACCAGTAACTATTTTGTCAAGGTCAGACAAAAGCAGTTGCTTGATCATACATACTCATTAAGTAGGGATCAGGCTTTTGATTATATGACTGAGTTCAATGAAAGACTTAGTGATAAGATAGGTATAGAATGTACGATGGATATTCTTCTACCTACCGATGATGATAATGCTAATATCATAATCGAGTACAATGGCATCATTAAGAAGTTGATGAGGGAAGCCGAGAAGCTGGAACTTGACACTGACGCTATTAAGGATATGATGCGCGATCTACTTAATGAGTTGAAAGATGATGTTGATCTTAATATCTTGATATTTGACGTAACCCAGTTACTTATAAAATACAATCTATTTAGGTTAGATGCCATAACCGAGCAGGAGTTCAAGGACTCTTTCGTCAGGATGGATAGTAGGAATATGGAGATAAAGAAATTAACTTTATCTGATATTAAGAAGGTGGTGGAGATGATAGAGACCAGATATAATCGCTTTGTATGGTGAGAGAAGATAAATGAGAGTCATTGGTGGAGTAATATCTGCAATAATATATAAAACGTTAAACAATGTTTGAGTTTTATATATCCAGTTTACTGGCCGGGTATTAGCCTAAGTCTTGAAATAAAGACTACGTTATTGGAGAATATATAGTTACCTACGGATGTTTATCCAAGTCCGTAGCTCTAAGGTAGGTGATTAAACAGGGATTGTATTTGGGTTCCGGTGTTGCCTGTACAAAACCTTCAATAACATTGGCGATGGGTACTAACAGGGTTTTGCCCTGACTTATGTTGAATAAACATTGAATTAGTTTGTAAAATGGTGTATGTACAGGATATAGATGGTAGACCCTTAATGCCAACAACGAGGCATGGTAAGGTTAGAAGATTGCTTAAATCAAAGAAAGCAACCGTGGTAAATCTTTGTCCTTTTACAATCAGGCTTTTGTATGATACAACCGGTTATAAGCAAGAGATTACGTTAGGCGTTGACACAGGTACAAAACATGTCGGTTTATCAGCTACAACAAAAAGCAAGGAACTTTACGCAAGTGAAGTTATTCTAAGAAGTGATGTTGTTGATCTTCTATCAACAAGAAGGGAATTGAGGAAGATTAGAAGGTACAGATTGAGATATAGAAAGCCAAGATTCATGAATAGGATTAAATCAAAGAAGAGAGGATGGATCGCTCCATCAATCCGGCAGAAGATTGATTCTCATATTAGGATTATCGGTTTTGTATATTCTATACTACCTGTCTCAAAACTGATTATTGAGGTTGCCCAATTTGATACTCAAAAGATCAAGAATCCAGAGATATCAGGTAAAGAGTATCAGGAAGGTGAACAATTAGGATTTTGGAATGTAAGGGAGTATGTCTTGGCAAGGGATGAGCATAAATGCCAACATTGTAAAGGAAAATCAAAAGATCCTGTCCTTAATGTCCATCATATTGAGTCACGCAAGACTGGAGGAGATTCACCTTCTAATTTGATAACATTGTGTAAGACTTGCCATAAGGAGTTTCATAAAGGAAATATCAAATTGAAAGTAAACAGAGGTGAGTCGCTTCGTGACGCTGCGGTTATGAGTATCATGAAATGGGAATTATACGATGAGTTAAAATCTTTGTATCCAAACGTAAAAATGACTTTCGGATACATAACAAAATATAATCGTATAAATCACGGGATTGAAAAATCCCATGTATCCGACGCTTTTGTGATTTCAAGGAATTTTGACTCCGAGAGACTTGGATATTATTACAAACGTAAATTAGTTCGTCGTCATAACAGACAAATTCATAAGATGAAAGCACCTAAAGGAGGCAATAAAAGGATGAATCAATCTCCTTTTAAGGTTTTCGGATTTAGATTGTTTGATAAGGTGATGTTTCAAGGTAAAGAACGCTTTATTTACGCAAGAAGGCTTCGTGGAATTTTTAATATCCGTGATATCAACGGAGAAAATAAGAAAGATATATCTTATAAGAAATTGGAATATGTCAGTCATGGATTGATTTCTATTGTAGCAGGTTGAGATTGTTAGGAGATAGGGGAGGGTATACGAATCCACCCCTATTCACAATCAATATGTTAATCAGATAAGGATATTTTCGCTAAACGATAAATTCCATTTTTTTTGTTATTTAGGATTTAGTTTTTGCCTGTTCGTGAGGATCGGCAAAACGATTTGTACTTTTTCAGTAGAAACATAGGTTTGCTATTATTGTTATTTGGCTCCCGTCCGCTCGTGAGAGTAGGCGGGATTTTATTTATCTTTGTAACAAAACGTTTTAGCAATGGGAAGATCTTGTTATGTTATAAAAAATAAGGAGGGTGGGGTAGATAATGTCCTTGCCCCTAACAACCAACCATCCGGATTATACCAAAGGGCGATGGAGGTGCTTGGCGACCAGAAGCAGGCCTTATCGGTCTGGGGTACGGCCTACTCCCCCGACTTCGTGTCTTTCTTTGGCGATTGGATGTCCATGCCATCAGAATACGACTTAGATAGCAATGGGGAGCCTAGGTATGATGATGTCATGTCCTTTATCAAACAAAAGAATTATGCTGTGGGTAATTTCATGGCTGACGAGGTTAAGGATATCAATAATACCATTACTTCCCTGGGCGTTGATAATATCAATGATCTTAATGATATGATCGTATCTAACTTCCTTTCCGGCGGTGATATATTCATCAACAGATATAATCTTGAACGATCCGGGATGTATGACGCTGATGAGATTGATAATATTATGACTAACCGATCGGAGTATGAGCGGGTAAGGGATATGATGAGGAGGATTGTCGATTTTATGTCTGAGGGGGATCTCAATGAGAAGGATACATATTTCTTGTTCTCCGAATCAGGTCTTGGTGATGATTATATGATATATGAGGATGCGTATGATTCATTGGGAAAGAGAAGAGTCTTGAATCCAATGGAGGTAAGGGATACGATCATGAGGGCGGTAGGCGGTATCAGCGACCGCCGGGAGTTCGATCAGGCTTTCGCCTCCATCCCCTACCCTTCCTTGGCGCTCCGGTATCAGGAGGATCAGGATTACGCCGATCGGATGTATGACACATATCGTAATATGACCCGTATGGAGGTCAGGGATCAGGATGGGAATACGATTACCGACTCATATTCCAATAGCACCATACCGTATATCAGTATGCCTAAGGGCATGAAAGGTCTAAGGGATAAGGTTGGGGAAATGATCAATATGGACGATTTTAAGGACATCAAGGATGTTACCGGACGTCTATATGACATAGCCATGGATCTTTCCGATATGGGCGTTGATATAAGCGAGGCGATTAGCGATGAGATGGTTATATCTAGGCCGGAGGATATCCGTGACCTTATGGCATCGTTGGATGTCATGTTATCTTCTATACAGAATGGTGATCCGGTATATGATGACTTTATTTCCGATCTTGATAGGATAACAGGGAAAGGGAATCCGATATATGAGGTTCAGGATACTTACTTTACCGGGGATAGGATGGTGTATGTAAGGTCCGGGAAAACATCTCCTTCCGATATGTATGACATGAACATGTTGTATGTAGGTAGAAATACATACCATAACACGACTCCGATAACCGACACCGATCAGGCCTATGAGGTGCTGGCTGATATCGGGATAGCCCAGCCCTCGTACTTACCGACAGGCGTGGTCCCCCAAGGGGCTTCTCGATCTGATATTGGCGTGGTCAAGGATAATATCAAGAAGTTGGTTATGGATAACATCTCATCCTCCAATACGGAGAGTATGATCCTTGCCAGATTGATATATCAACATCCCGTTATCTCTAAGGTGGATGATGTCGATATTGATCGGGAGTTCAGGAGATACGAGGCTAGACAGGGGAGGGATCGGGATTTTATCAAATCCTGTACATCGTTGAGGAAGATCCAGATCAAGGAAAGGTTAAAAAAATCGGATTTATATAATAATGTCTTGCGTTTCCTTGATTTTAATGGATTTTATAACGTATCTTTGAACCACCATGACAGAGGTACGTTAAAAAACATGGAGATGTCGTTGCCGGATGGTCAAGTAAGAGATCTCTTGTTTAATGTGGCTATCGAGTCCAGCGACAGCAGCATGAGGGATCTTTTCTATCTGGATAGACAGGACAGGATGATGGATGTCGGTTTTTATCGATATCTATACCAAAGGAATCCGGGTCTGCTCAGGGAGGTCAACGGCGGTGTCGAGGCGAGACCGGACGGTTCGTTCTTGGCTCGTGGGAGGTACGACGATTTCGTGTCTTTCCAATCTGGCCTATATGAGAAGGTAGGAGAGACGGTTGATGGATCAATATACAGGTTCGTCGATGATCTTATATACTCCGATCCATCATCATATCAGGATAGTATGGCACGAAAGATAGGTGACGTTACGGTAAGGAGTGACGATAACCGTCTATCAAGGGTAGAGGATAATCCCTCATCCAGTAAGATAATTAATGAATACACTGCTAATACAAATAAATTAATGCGAGATTTTTCGTGTGGTTAATCTCTCTTTGGCGTCGTGAGACGTTTTCTTTCGAGCATTGAAACATTGAATTTATAGATTTGCATGAATCCGGGCCGTAGTGATACGTCCCGGATTTTTTGTCTTGTACCGGTTCTTATTAATACCAACTGCATGACATGACGTGCCTTGATGATGACATATATCACGATCTTAGGATTATTAATTTTTGAACTTTGTAACGCCCGCCATCAGGTGGGGTTATTATTAATTCAAAAATAAATAGACATGGGTACAAGTGGAGACAAAATCGTGCTGTTAGACGGCATGGGTTCCGGGAGCGGTAGCGCCGCTAATGGTTTAT